GGTATCATTGATAACATCCTTGCGCCTGCGCCAAGCAACATCGGCACCGGTGAGTTCTTTATGTTGTCGCCTCGCGATGCGGGTAAACGTGCAGCTGACATGTTGAAAGATATTGTGGACAACACTAAACCTGCCACAAAAGAGTTTGCACAAGAGCACGCAGACCAAGTCCTAGACTTCGTCAAAGGCGGCGCGAAAGCCAAAGCCAAGGAGTTCTTGCTATACAGCTTACCGATGATTTCAATCGTCAACACAGCCAAGAAAGCCGGTATCAAAGGCGCAGACACCCTCTTCGACCTGATGGAGCGCCAGCGCGGTGCGATGAACAAGTCAGACCAAGAGGTCGAAGGTACTCTGAAGAGCGTGTCTAACTGGGCACGTGCGAACAAAGACAAAGTAAAGACACTCGACACGGTAGTGTACACCAGCACCATCGAACAGGTTGACCCCTCAAAACCGGTGAGTGCCTACAAAGACGACCCTGAGAAGCTGAAAGCATGGAAAGCCATGCGGGCTGACTGGCGGGCTCTGTCTGCTACGGGCGGCGATAAAATCTACGTGCAGATGCGCGACTCGTACAAGAACCAGTACATGAAGATGCGCGACGTTATCTACGGCAAGCTAGATGACATGAAGGAGCTCAGCGACGAGTCTCGCGATAAGCTCAAGAAGCAAGTGTACTCCCGCCTCTTTGAATCCGGTACTATCGAACCTTACTTCCCGCTGACCCGTTCAGGGGACTACTGGTTGTCCTACACTGCATCAGACGGCGAGTTCTATGTAGAGGCGTTCCAGACTCGAAACGCGCGTGAACGTGCTATGAAGGATTTAGAGGCAGACAAGGGCGTTAAGAACATAGAGAAGTTCGTTAACATCAGCAACGTTAACTACGCACGGGCGCCAGAAGGTTCGTTCGTCAAAGAGACCCTACGTACCCTCGACGCAAACGGTGTAGACAAGAAAGTCAAAGAAGACATCATGCGGTTGTTCGTAGAGACACTGCCGGAAACTTCTTTTGCTAAGGCACTGCAACGTCGTAAAGGCACACCGGGCTACGAAGAAGACGCCATTGACGCTTTCAAAACCAAAGCGTTTGATCTGGGTCGGCAGGTGGAACGCCTGCGGTATAGCTCTAAAATTCGTGCGGTTGAGGACTCCCTTGTAGAAGATAACAAGGGCGTGCTGACAGAAGAAAACCGCTACATCCTAGACGAGATCAACGCCCGTGCGGAGTTTGCACGGAACCCACCAAGGGACTCTCTGGCGCAGGGGCTTAACCGCGGTGCGTTTTTGTTCACATTGGGCTTCAACGTCTCATCAGCGTTGGTCAACACGTCACAACTTCCTATGGTGGTGTATCCTATGCTGGCCGGGAAGCACGGCTACGGCAACGCAGGGCGTGCGATCCGCAACGCCACGAAGCTGTTCACAAGCAGCGGGTTCAACCGCAAGAGCAGTATGATTGCGCCTTCCGGCAGCGAGAAAAATATCAAAGTGCAGGCCATGCCTAGCATCGACAACTACTTCGAACTGGACGCAAACGGGGACTACGTGCTCCGCAAAGACATCGACCTCGACGAGAATATGCGTGCGCAAGTCGAAGAGATCAAACCCCTCATGCAGTTGATGGCAGAGCGTGGGCACCTCAACCGTTCCCTGATTGCCGATACCCTTGGACTTGACGCGTCAGGTCGCAAGCGCAGTGCGGTAGACTATATATCGTCGCTTGGTGCTACGTTCTTCCACAACGCGGAAGTCTTCAACCGTCAGGTCACTGCCATGACCGCATATCAGTTGGAACTAGAACGCCTGAAGACCGCGGAGCCTACACTGTCGACAACAGAGCGGCAGGAGAAAGCCGCGCAGCAGGCGCTATACGACTCGCAGATGATGAACGGTGGGTCCGTGCTGGAGACTGCGCCTCGCATCAGCCAGCAAGGTATCGGGCGTGTGGCTTTGATGTACAAGACGTACGGTATCCAGATGTACTACACGCTACTCAAGACCGCGCGGGACGGGGTAGATGCACACTTTGCAGGTGACAAAGAGATGCGGAATGTTGCTCTGCGTCAGCTAGGTGGGGTTGTTGGGTCGACGTTTGTCCTTGCGGGGGTTGTCGGCCTACCGTTCGCACGGGAGATCATGCAGTTGATTGACCTGCTGTTCTTCGACGAAGAGGAAGACGATGTTGAGACGGTAGTCCGCAAGGCGATCGGTGAAGGGTTCTATAAAGGGCCGCTGACTGCGCTACTTGGTGTTGATCTGTCAAGCCGTATTGGTCTGTCTGGTTTGATCCTACAAGCTAACCGCTTCAACAGCGATCCGTCGCCAGAAGAAAGCCTTCTGTACTACGCTGGTGGTCCTGCATGGAGCACAATATCCTCGGTAATCCGCGGCATAGACAGCATGAAGCAAGGTGAGATCGAGCGTGGTTTTGAGTCTGTCATGCCTTCCGGCCTTAGAAACGCTTACCAAGCGGTGTTCCGCTTCCCACGTGACGAGGGTATCCTGACGCGCCGCCGCGATCCTATCGTTGACGATCTGTCGTTCGGCGAGCTGGCTGCGAAAGCAATCGGCTTTGCCCCTGCGGAGTATACTCGCACGCAGGAAATGAACCAGCAGACAAAAGGCATTGACCGTGCGGTAAACGCGAAGCGTACCAGACTCTTGCGCCAATACTACGTGGCTACCCGCATGGGTGATTCAGATGAGCGCAATAACCTCATGAAGAAAATCCGTGCGTTCAACAACCGCCACCGTACCGCACGGATCGACGGGGACTCGCTACGCCGCTCAATGCGCCAACACATGGAAACGTCTGCCACGATGTACAATGGCGTAACACTCAGCCCCAATATGCGTAGGGTGCTAGACGAAAGCAGGGATGAGTGGGACCAAGGATTCCAACTCTTCTAACAAAAAACCCCCGCACTGGGCGGGGGTTTAGTCTGGGAGGAGAACATAATCGAGGAACATCCAAACACTATGTCGTGAGTACAGGTTATCACAAAACTCTCCATATGCGAACCCCAAATTTTTCATCCTCTATTCGGATGTGGTTCTGCACTTTCCAACCCTTATTTTTAGCTATTTTAGCCATCTGTTTCTTAGCCTCTTCGGTGTTGATACAGGGCACAAATACCGACGCTCCCACCTGCATCTTGTCCCACGAAATTACAATACGCACTCCGTCGGGGTGTAAGTCATCAGTCTTCGGTATTGCCTTCATCACTGCCCCCATGTTCTAGTTCAAAGTTAACCTCAATAACATCTGCAGCGGGTAGGTTCAGGTTCGTGCCCTTTGTTATGCGCATCTTTCGCTTTACGGCGCCTTTCTCTTTAATCAAGTCAGACACGCAAGCTGTGTAGTCTATTTGCTGCTCTATGCACCAACGTTTGAACGGTTTGACTAAGATAAACGCCTTCTTAGTATCTGTCTCGTATCGTGCTACCAGCTTCGTGCGTGGGTTCATCTCGGGGATTACCAGAGACTCAATACCATCTTGTGTTGTACCGCGTAGGTCGCTCGTGCTCTTGATAGACAGGATGTTGCCGTTATGCTCCGCAAAGAAGTCCGCGAGTGTTTGACTGGACGATGCGCTCATGTCCTGCACCACCATCTGATTGTGTTTGACAAGTTGTACTGCGAACTTGAACACCTCTGCCATGTCGTAGGTAAGTAGTCCGATCTTGTTGGCTACGATACCTGCGGTCAGCGCCTTCGTGATGTATTCTGACCAGAAACGCTCTGACGACTGCATGTTACACGCTTCGTCTACACGCTTGCGTACCTTGGCTTCGATCTGCGCCACAGCTTCCTTGTTGTTCATGTAGTACTGCACGAACACAACACCGGCTTGTCCGTAGTGTTTCTTGGCGCGGTTAGAGAACTCGTCAGTCATGGCCTTGTCGCCGGTACTGCTGAAGAACTTATCCACCCGTGCCTCGAGTACCCGTAGGGCCTCCCCTTTCGGCGCGTTCTTGTACAGCGAAATCTTTTCAATCAGACTCATCTGCCCTGTAGAGATAGCCAAGAAACGCCATGTTCCACCACGTGCACGCTCCACGTTAGCACCGCCGGACATCCGGTTGCGTTGAGAACCTTCAGTGATGCCGTATGCAGTGTCAGACGCCAGCTTGGGCGCGGTGTTGGTGATCTCGTCTGTAGGAAACGGCAGGTTTTTGTACACTTCAGCACGGTTCATGCGTGAGTTAATCGAGTCCCGCTCTTTCAAAACAAGGTCTTCTGGGTTGCCCCACGGAGTCAGTGCCATGTTCATTGCGGTCGTTTTGCCAAGCCCTGAGTCCTTACTGTGCAGGTGCAGCAAGCAGCCATACAGGTGAGACGTGCGCATCAGCACACTGCCGAATCCGGCGCAGACCACGAGTTGATACAACTCCATGCCACGTTTGTTGAAGAAGTTGGCGTTCTCTTTCCACCCCTCTAACGAACCTTTCGGCGTGAAGAATGGGAAGGCGAACGCGGTGGCGGTAGACGCAGGGTTAAAGTCGATACGGTCAGGAAATATCTCACGGTCCCCGAGAATAAATGAACTTCCTTCGTCATCAGACCACCCGAACTGCACGTGTGCTACTTCTGCGGCACCCTCATGTTGCAGCTCCTCAATCCATCTAATACTGTAAGACATCAACGCCTCCAAGTTTGAGCCCCATGCTGTAACACCTTTGGACCCGATAGCTTTTCTAAATTCATCCTTCGACGTGACCGCGATCTGTGGAACAGTGAACTCCCGCACACCGTCCTTGGGTAGATGCAAGCGGAATACTAACATATCTTGGTCACCATCGGTCACACGACGGACGATATATAGGTCGTTGTGGTATATACACTTGTCTTCGGTATCACCGTCTGCGTTTTCGGTGCGTATGTAGACACCACCATTTGCACCGCGGAAGAAGGGCTTAGGGTACGTAGGTATGACGTATGTCTCTGGCTCTTCGGTATCAGTCACAGGCGACAATTCGATTATATTGTCCTCTTCTGTAGCTTCCCGCGTACGTGACCCCAACGAGATAGGAGACTTTATCTTACCCCACAGGGGGCAATTTGTGCAGACATCAGGGTTGTATTCGTCGAACGTACTACACAGGTACGGCCCTTTAATGCGGTCCATCTTGTTGTACATCTCATCAGGAGAGAAGTCAGGGTGCCCCTCAGATATACGCAGCGCCGCCTTGTCAGCATCTGTACAATGCTTTGCAATCGAAAGCCCTGCACGCCACATTGGTTCCGACATTGTGGATTGGTTTTTGTAGATGTAGGCCAGCTGCGCACAGCCTTTGCCCTTACCTGTCTTCACCATGATGTCTTTGAAATAGTTCTCACGGTTCCCCATCAGGGCGTCCAGCACAGAGTGGCTTCCACTCATAGGTGTAAACTTCTTGGGAACTGGTATCGGATCAGCGCCAAGCAATTCTGAAAACGTATCGAAGTCTATCGGCTGTACTTCTGTCAGCCCAAATATCTCCACCGGTGCAGGGGGGTCGCTCTTGTAGTTGTGTGTCTCGGGGACACGTAAGATGCGCGCTATGTCCGCCGTTACAGCAGGATCGGCATCAAAATTATGCTTGGCGCACAGGGCTTTTAGCCGCTCTGCTACAGGCTCCCACTCACTTACCGTAACGTCTTCAGACAAGGGCCAGTACACGTGCACACCGCGGCCTGAGTTTACCGTGATAGGTCTCGGCAGTTTCATCTGCTTACAGAATTTTCGCAGTGCCTTGATAGCATCTAGTTGAGTAGGAAACTCTTTGCTTGGCCCACAGTCCAAGTCCATGAAGAACGAACGCATCTTGAGTGCGTCTTCTTTCTTGCGAGAGCCAGCTTCGCCGAAAGTGGCCAGTGCATAGTACGCATCATAGCCGTTGGCGTCGAAGTCACGCGCCGCATCCATCACATGGTCTATAGTCTCATAGAACTTCTGTTTACGTTGTCCCGCTCTATTGGCGGCAAACACGCAGTACCAACCCTCGTGGGCGACTACGCTCTGTAGAAATCTTTTTATTTGCATTGCTCTCGCCCATAAAAGAAGTGCCGTGACCTGTTACAGCCACGGCGTCCATTGATTACTCGTCGTCGTCCCACGCATCGACGAGATCACCGAGGTCGTTATCGGAGGCTTTCACCTCTTCTTTTTTGCTGACCTTCTTGGGTTCTTCTACAGGGGTACTGTCTTCTACAGGCGCGGCTGCTTTCTTCTCCAACACGTTGTTGGATTTTTTGGGTGCAGCTTGTCCTGCCACCTTGTCGCTCTGGGCTACACTAAACGTGATAGCTTTTTGGACATCGGCGTGCTCACGGAGTTCGATTACTTCCTTCAGTTCGTCCTCGTTAAGGGGGCGTGCCGCCTTAAAGAACAACTTCGGTACGTCGCTGTTGTCATCGAAATACATCTGCGTGACAACCGCGGATGGGGGCGCCTTGTGTGCACTGAGGTAATTGGCATACGCCTGCATTGGCATCTTACCGTCTACGGCTTTACCGAACACTGAGGTAGCTGATAGCTGCGCTTGGTACACTTTATCGTAGCTACCCTCTAGTGCGACAGCGACACGCTGAGCAAAACGGCAGGCCCGTGTTTCGCCTTGGCCTGAGCCACGTACGTTCATGGGGCAGTCGGCGCAGCGAGACGCTTGGCGCTGCTCTTGTGGTACATCCGGCGATGGCGCTTGCGTGTCGGCGGACCAGCATGTCGGACCTGATGGGTTCTCAGGGTCGTATGTCCCTGCGTAGTATGACCGTGAAATCTTAGCCGCATCCAAGATCACGACGTTCAGAGAGCCGCTGCTGTTGACGTTAACTTGCTCGCCACCAACTAGCTCACGGAAACGTCCACCACGGAAGCTGATCCGGCGCATACCGCCACCACCTGCACCACCTGCCAAGTTGTCAGCAGTTGATTGCAGTGACTTGAACAGGTCGCTGTTCACAAGGCTGTTGCCTTTAAATAGGTCTAGTTCACTCATTGTGTGTTCTCCTTACACATCTTCGTCAGTCTCGAAATCAAACTCGAGCTGATCTTCTTCTGGGTTGTTTGGTGCTACTACCACTGAACCTACGGTCCCTGTGGCTGACACGATTTCTACGCCATGCCCTTCTTCCTCACCGTCTCGCTCCATGCCAGTAAGCGCAGCGGCTACAGCGTCACGGTTGAAACGGTAAGTATTCCCAAGTCCGATATAAGTTGTTTCAGGAATGTGCCCCTGCCGAACCCATGAACGGATGGTCGATACTGACACGTGAAAGTACTGCGCCAGATTTTCTATAGTCACAAACGGACTTTTATCTTCAGTCATTTTTTCCTCACTGAGATTGCATATTCAGAATCTACATTGAGCCCCGGCGGTAGTGTGTCAGGGTTCTCTTCGAGAAACTGCTTTAGGTTGGCCTGATTGAGGCGCTTGTCCAAGAACTCAGGCACTTCATGGTCGAGGATGAACTTGTGCATCGACTCCCAATCGCTCGTCCAATACCGCTTCTTCACTGTGCGGTAGAACAGGCCTTCTCCTGTGCGAACACTTTCGACGTTCTGGTCCTTGCAGTAGTCAAGCAAGGCGCGCTTCACTTTATCTTGTTGAGCCTTCAACGTATCGTCTTCTTCTTTAAACGCAGCTGAAATCTTCGCGCGCTTATCTCGTATTCTGATGTACGTACGCGTCAGTTTCTCAACAGGAATGTTATCATTGCTCATGACGTTCTCCTTTAGTTAGACCTAACATCTACTACCAACCAGTGGGCTAGTCAAGTATTTGTTTGTATAAGTCGATAATTTGTGAGTGTACGTTAATTCTGTTGTTAAGCAATGAGTACACGTGTTTTTCTACAGCAGAACCTTGTAGCTGAATCACAGTACATGGATGCCGTTGCCCCGACCGGTGCACTCGTGCGTTCGCTTGCGCATATGTCTCGAGCGAGGAAGTAGGCCCCCACCATACAACAGTGTTCGCCGCAGTTAAAGTCACACCATGTGCTGCTGATTGAGGTTGGATCACCAATATCTTGGGGTCAGGCTGTTCTTGAAACCGTTTGAATATATCTGTGCGTTTGGCTGCGGGTACGTCGCCGCGAATCACTTCCACAGTGTATTTATCTTTTTGTAGCTTCTGTACGAGGATGTCGATGGTATGTTTGAACGGGACAAACACCAGAACTTTCTGACTGCTCTCGTCAATAGCTTCGCGCAGCACGTTGTATCTGTTTTTAATGTCGAACTCTAACGTGCTTCCATCATCCGTATAGACTGCACCGGCACTGATCTGCAGTAGCTTGTTCATAGCAATGGCTGCGTTGGAAGCGGTTACCTCTTCACCGTCGGCTTCCATGACAAGGCGGTTCTTCAGCTCAGTGTAATACTTCTTCTGTTGACGTGTTAGCTCCACAGCACGCTTAACGTATGTCATCTCTGGCAGGTCGAGGCACTCTTCTTTAGTATACCTGATGGCAGGCTGTAGTGCGGCGTATACGGTCTGCGTAGCGTTCTCCTTGGGCATCCACTTGAACTGCGTGATCTTGCGCATGACCTGATCGCGGAACGAGCCAAAGAATCTTGGCACCCCAGTAGGGTTGACCAGCTTGGCGATACCATATGCGTCTAACGGTGACTGTGCAGCGGGTGTACCCGTCATCATCCACAACCATGTGTCTTCGTTGACCAGCCGGTTCAGGCACTTCCACCGCTTACTCTGTGCGTTCTTGTAGTGTGTTGCCTCGTCGATGATTATGAGGTCAAACCCGCCGTTGCGTATATCTTCCTCTACGATCTCCACACCGTCGTAGTTAATCACTACAAAGTCAGCGCCACCGTTAATAATCTTCTTACGTTTAGCAGCAGCGCCGTGCGCCACGTCCACCGTGCGGTGCATAGCTACATCAAACAAGTCAGCACGCCATGCCGAATCCATAATGGATAGGGGGCAGATCACGAGCGCCCTACGTACCTTACCTTGTTTCATTAGGAAGTCCGCTGCCCAGATGGCTGACGCGGTCTTGCCTGTACCTTGCTCGTTGAAGCAGAACGCTCTGCGGTTCAGTGTGAGGAATGACGCTGTGGTTAGCTGGTGATCCATGGGCTTGAAGCGCCCCGGCCAGTCGTATCGTTTCTCGATGGGGGATGGTGCATTGAGTCCCATGCTCCGCAGGGTGTGCACTTCGTCGACGCCCCAGTGTACAGCGACTTCATTGTCACCCGTAGCCTTACTCTTTGGGATAGTTGTAAGGACACGGTTGGGATTGCGTAGCTTTAACAGCAACGCCTTATCGTTGATCGTTTTCATGTTCTCTCCTCGCAGCGGTTACCCGCGTGTTAGTGGTGCACTAACGTTTCTTACCCTTACTCAGGGCGCCACCTGCCGCACGGTTCTTCTTGCGACTCTGGATGGTGTATCCGTTCTTGTTGGTGCCGCCGCGTGATAAGGGCTTCTTGTGCGCAATGTCCTTGCCTTCACGCTTGTCGGCTACGCCGTTCTTGTTGGCATCTTTGCCTGTCTTATCCACCTTGCGCCTAGCCTTCTGGCGTTCCATGCGGTCTCCGTGTTCGCCGCGCTTCTTCTGCTGTTCGTACTCTTTCTTGTACGGGCGTGGTTTCTTTGTGTATGGCATCAGTTAGCTCCGTTGTGAGTGCATTCTTTAACCGGACAGTGGCGCCGACATAGGCCGCTAGGCTTCGGGTTCCACACATCCACCTCAAATGCTTTTTTCATCATACCATGTTTGGACAACCATTTCTTCCACAATTCTTCCTTGTCAAAGGTGGTGTACTTGTCCTTAACCAGATCGTTTGCGACTACGAACAGCAGCCCTGCGCGGATTTTACTGATGTCGGGGAAGTGTGCGAACACCGTCAGAGCCATTAACTCCAACTGCCCTTTGTCAGCATACCGTGACGACTTGCCAGTTTTATAGTCAATCACCCATGCCATATCACCTAATGTGTCGACGATAATTAGATCAGCGATCCCACGGAACCACACCTTACCCTTGTCGAAGAACCCGCAGGGGTCGAGGTTTTCAGTCAACCCCATTTTACGCTCGACTAACTTAACGCCACGCTTTTCGTTGAGGTTGTCCAACATCTTCTGCGCAAACGAGAACTTAGCAGGCAGTGGCACGCCCTTGCCGATATAATCCTCGGCAGCTTTATGGAAGGCGCTACCGTAGCGGATCGCTTCAGTCTCTTCGAATGGGTGTTCCTTCAACACGTTTACGTGGTAGAACTGCTTAGGACAGGTCTCAAAGGCTTTTAGTTTACTGTAAGACCAAGGCGCGGCGGTGACGGGTTTGCTCATGGTTCTCTCCTTGGTAATACCCAATTTATGCGTGCCGCCATATCGTCGCCGTTCAAAGGCTGATTGAAGAAACCCAATGTAGCCATCTTATCGCAGTCGCGGCAGTAATAGTCTGCGAACATTCCGCTATAGCTCATTACTATGCCATTACGAAGTTCAGCGGTCTGCATTACTAGCTTTGACCTGTCACAGTAGGGGCAGCATATTAGTTCGCTGCTTTGTAGCTTCACTACTTCACGGTGACGACTCATAGTAGTTAGCGGGTCTGCTAAGTCGTATTTTTGCAGGTCTTCACTCATTCACATTCTCCATATGATTTAGCGGTGCCTGCTTCACAGTCGATGGGCAAACCCGTAGCCCATGTCGGTGTCCACCGCATCGCTTCCTCAACACATGCTACTGCCTCAGCGACTTCGGCGTCGGGTACACAGCATACAATTGAATCGTGTACAGTTAACACCACTTTGTATCGCTTGGCAATTCGTAACATCTGGTCACCAATGATGCACCGTGCAATGCCTTGGCACACGTTCTCCACGACCTTCCCGCCGTATATCTTTTTCTCTCCGGCACGGACTTTGTAGTAGTATTGCGGACCCTTCTCCTCCTCACGTGCAAAGAGGTCATGGTAGAACATGGGCAATCCTGACGGGAGAATGATAGCCTTCTTCGCGGGGTCAACCGACAACACTCCAGCTACACCAAAGTCTAACCTGTCACCCTGTGCCATATACCGCAGCATGTTCTGCGCGTTGCGCCACAGCTGACTGATCTTCCAGTTGGAATCGCGGTAGATGTTTATGACCCTGCGTGCTTCGTCCAGCTCCATGTCAAACCCAAACGACTTCAGTTGTGCTTGGAACTTGAGTGCGCCCATGCCATAGCCTGCGCCAAGGATTGTAGTCTTACCCACGAATCGCTGATCTTTTGTAACCTCGTCCACAGGCACGCCGTAGATAGTGGACGCCATCTTCTTGTAGACATCCTCTTTGTTAGTGAACGCACTAACGAGGTCTTCTTGTTCCGCTAGCCATGCAAGCACCCGCGCTTCGATCTGCGCAGAGTCAGCCTCGATCACAGTGTGGCCCTCTGGTGCGATGATCGCTTTCTTCAGTGCCTTGCCATTGGGACCACGGCTCGGCAGGTTTTGTAAATTGATCTTGTCGTCACCGCCCCACCGGCCAGTATGCGCGGCGTAGTATCTTACAGGGACAGGCAGCAGCCCACGTTTGGATATGTCGATGAACCGCTGTGTCCGTGTCTCTTCGAGCGTAGACTTGGTGCCTAGCCTTGCAGACACTAGGGACTGCACCCTGTCGTCGTCGTGTTCCAGCAGTGCTTTGAACTCTTCGTCGTTCTTTGCGAACGCAAACGTCTCTTTACCTGTTGCGGGGCTAATCTTCATAGGCGGAATTACGCCTAGACCTTTCAACATACCCGCAAACTTTATATTCGACATTAGTTCTTTCTTGTCGGTTATGCCTGCGTCCACCATCAGCTTATCTTTGCGGTCCTTAACGTCTTCGAGGTGCATCTCCAGAAGCCCGAGGTCTAGGTCCAAGGTGGGTTCGGTAAACATACGCAAAGTGAGGTCAATTAAACGTAGTTCCTTCTTCGGAAACTGTCTGCCCATGATAGCAAACAGCTTGTACGTTAGGTCTACGTCGTTGATGCAATAGTCACCATAGAGTGACAGGTCATAGTCAGAGAAATCTAGTCGTCTCTTCCCCAACGCGCGGACCACTTCCGTTCCTTTAGCTCCAACACCGTATCGTTCAGCGACTTTCTTGAGGCTCGCGCTAGTCTCAACGCCGTGAAGAGCACGAGCAAGGTGCATAGTGTCGGCAAGAGCGCGAGGGTGAATATCAAAACGCCAAGATAAGATAGCACCGTCAAACATAGTATTGTGGGCGAGTACCATACTGTTAGCCCAGTCAAACGTATTAAGGTAATCAGCGATCTGCTCTTGTGTTCCACTGGCCCACTCCGTCTCTCCGTTGTTTACTTTCACTGCGACGCCAATGACTTCGAAACGTGGGTCACGTATGTATGCTTCTGTTGTCATCTTAGACAGTGAGTAGTCCTTGGCGTAGTAGGTCTCAAAGTCGACTGTTATCAGGTCCATTGTTATTCTCCTTGTGCCACGGCTCTTTCGGCAGTGTTATTTTTGCTGGGGGTCTCTGACGCACCGATGATATCTGCGCGTGCCTAATTCTTTGTGCATCCGTCCATTGTTTATCTCGTGGTCTATGGGCGTGTGCAGGTATGCGTTTGGTCATATGCCCCTCATGTAGCGCTGAATAGTATGTAGACTTTTCTTAGCCTGTCGCTCATCTTGTGTTGACGCGTTATTAGCCACACATGCTACGCGGTGCCCGTTATGGGTAAGGAAGTAGTGATCTCGTTTCTTAACCACTTCCCATTCAGTCGGCAGTTCTTTGATTACATTACGCAGTGTCGGGTGCACTTGTTTCGGTATATTCTGCATGGTCAAATCCCTCGTCTATGTGCCGTATACGTTCGTCGCAAATGTGCTTGATCTTCTCGTAATCTAAGCGGCGTTGCCCCGGCTTTTTACGCAGCACGCGCTTGATAATGTCCGCGTCCCACGGGTTTAATCGGTACTCTAACCAGATGTCCCACGGTTGTATGTTGCGCGTAGCATAATCACTCTCACCTACATTGTGTGTACGTGGTGACACATCTTCTCTCCAGTTGGGTGACGATATACGAGCGATTAGCTGATCGACAAACTTGACGGGTACGTCCATCGCCTCTGCTATTCTATGCGGACTTGCCTTGCGGTTGGCGAGTATGTATTCCCACACCCGTTCTTCTTTCTTGGTCATTCCTTTATCCTCTTCTTTGTTCTCTGCGCGATGTATTCGAAGTTCGCTGGACCTATTCGTTTCTGCACCAACGACACGTACCCCGCTGCCGCAGCGTCCGCGGCTTTATATTTGTATGTCCCTAGTGCATGAACGCCACGACTGTAGATTATTTTGTCTCCGTATCGTGTTTGTGCCAACGCGTTATCAAATGCGGTTTGTTTATTAGAGTCTGATATGTCTAGCACCCGCACCTCTGGCTTAGAATTTTGGCTCATACTGCTCTCCTTTCTCTTCTAACTCTCGATACTGACGTAATTCATTCATTAAGAACGTTAGCCGCGGATCGTTAACACCATGATCCCAAATAATATCATCAACTTGTTGCTCTATTTCTGCTATTTTACCTGTCACGTTAACAAGGCGCGGGTCATCGTTGTAATTCATTGATCTTCCTTTTTGCATACCAAATTCCAAACTTCCAAAGCAGCCGGTACGGTGACCACTTCGGCGTTAATGTGAGTGCGTGAGCGCACTGCCCTTGCAAGGCTATGTATTCTCCTCGGGTTTTCATATGCTGAACCCTTCCTTTTGCCTGTTGATTACAAACTTTCGCAGGTCTTCTTTAGCGTACCAATACCGGTTTTGAGCTGAGGGGGACGCATCCTTCTTGACGTGTGCCTCCATCCAGAAGTCTACCTGCTGCCTAAGAAACCTAAGTTCTGCCTGTTGTGCGGGGGGTAACTCTTTCCTCACTTTTTTACCTTTCTTACCAAGGCCGCATTTTTGGGCGTATTGATGAACTTGCTTGGTCTGACTCTTCACAAGATATGTGCACATCTTTCTGGTTGTCGTAGATAACAAGCAACGCATCGGACCTAAGAACCTGCTCACACTTAGCGTGGTTCTCAAACCAAATCTCAGCTCGCATATCCATGTCTTGTAGCGGGTAGTAAATTAATAACGCGGTAAAAAATTCCATCACCACCTCTCCCCAAACACTTTGCGAAACACCTCGTTCAAAATATTTTCCATGTCTTCTTTACTCATCACGTTCTCCTCTCATCCACTTTATGTCCCTTAATAGTTCGGACTTTTCTTTAGTTAACACCTCTAACTTCTGAGTTAATCTTGCAATCTCAGTGCGCTGAATAGCTATCTTACTTTGCAGCTTTGAGTTTTCTTTATTATCCCAAGTATTTTTTGACATCTTCGATGTTATCCTCGTTAATTACCGTCGCGATACCACCCGCTTCAGCAATAGCCTTTAAGTTCTTATTCTGCAGTGGTGTGGGTTTGTTCTTACCAGCTTTGCACTCAATGCCTATGAACATACCCTTATAACACGCTACGATATCAGGCACTCCGCTGTGTCCGTACCCACCTGTCACAGGGTAGAAGTAATACGCACCCGCTTCTTTAAGTATCGCGACCACTTTCTTTTTTACTTTTGCTTCTGGTGTCATTACCATCTGTCTCTCCCCAGTAACTGGTTTCATTCTAATTGTGGTGGGGGCCGAAGCCCCTTGTTAGTGACGCACTAACAAAACACCCAATAAGTATCAGCGTTAATCCGCTTACCAACACAGTTAACAAGTTCGGTCGGCGGCTTACTGCTCATCATTGAGAGCACAGCCAACTTCTCCTGCATCCATGTTGGTAGCTTGTTTGTACTAGCATAGTTACCATCTACTATCGCGTCAACACTTTCTAGGCCAATACATGCCACTGTGACGTATCCGGTATCAGAAGCTACGTGGACACGGTATACGTTGTCATCAGGTGGTATATGTTGTGTGGCGTCCACCCAATAAGCCCTACGTCTTGTACACTGGCGCCACCCGCTAGATTCTACCAAGTCACGCCAGTACAAAAACTTGAGGCTACCTTTTGTCTCCAACCACGTCTCTTCACCGAGCCACATAGAATACATTCTCCGCTGCACGTACACCTACATCAGGCACATACTGTTCGACTGCACATATAGACAACACAGCCATCCTACCTGCCAACTCTTCTGGTAGTGTTGTGTCGTCATACCGTACCACCTCGTCAGGTATTTTAAGGTTCCAGTCTTTGATATTGTTAGCTTCTACAACCTCGAACACCTGCTTACCCATACGCTCAGACGCAATCACACAGTACATATCGAGGTCCTGTTTCTTGGCCTCGTGCTCGTCGGCAGCGGCAAAGTATGCGCGGAGGTCAGTCTCGACGGACTTGTCCATGAACGTATGCCCTGTCTCTAGTAGTGTCCGCAGTTCGTTGGCGACAGCGGGTAACTCCTGCCTGTGTCTTGTACTAAACAGCTTGCGGTATAGGTCAGTCTGTTCAGTGCGTGCGCCCTGCTCTACATCCCTTGCGGCCTCTTTTGGTATCCGGCTCAGTGCTTTGGTCAGCTCAACAGGTGAGTAACTACGCAGAAACTTCTTAGCGTTACGCAGCGCCACCGTGCGGTCGGTAGACATCTTCATGCGAGATTGTTCACCGCCGTTATACTTAGCGTTCTCGATGAACCGTGAGTGGACAACGTAAGAATCTATGTTCTCACTGGCAGAGTATCGGAAGTCACCGAAACCTACCCATCCCATCGGCAGTACGTCATGTGGCATATATACCCACGAAGTGCGCGCGTCTCGTGGTGTGGTGCGAACGCCCCGTATTGTGTCTTCGAGGTCATGGCAGAAGATACACAGGCCGTGTGGCTGTCGCCCTCTGTATTCATTGTCGTCGTGGTTTTTAATTAGTTCTGATACATACATTATTTTCATTGCCATTCTCCTTACTTAGTCATGAAGCCTAGTTTTTTGTTGATGAACGAGTTGAACCTCGCCCTGACACGCCGCAGATCATCTTTTGTCTGTACATCTTTTACTGCATACGCTGGGTTCCAACCGTAGCCATCGGTAGCGAACATAACCCACAGCGACAGACGCATCGGGTGGTTCTCGTTCGCTACGACTTTGCGTAGGGCCTCGGCGTGCACCTGTGATCCCCCATACGCAGCTGTGTAGCCTTCGAGTTTGAAGTGTTGATATATTCCATGTGAATGTTCAACCCGATACTCACGGTCTTCCAACGGTAGCAGTGGTGACATAGTCATACCCCACTCAAAGAACGACTTGATCGCGTCTTTGTATTTGGCTTTGACCTCCTTCTTGACTGTTGGTGCCTTCACCTGAGGTATGTCTTGGCCTGTGCCCTCGACGTGAGCCCACTCACCTTTCTCGTTCTTGCGGAACGTAACTGCAGAGTTGTCGTCGTGCACCATGACCCAGTATTTCGTACGTTTCAGCCAGTATTGCGTGCTGGGGCTATTCATGATCGCATCGTAGACAGGGCGCGGCGCAGTGCGCACCTTGGCGAGGTAGTATTCTGCCGCCCCTACTTGGATGAATTGTTTGCCGTTGCGGATGCGGAACCACATATCCTTGGGTGTATGACGATACAGAAAAGCATATCGCCCATTGTGTGCTCCTTGACCATATCCATTACGCAGTGTGACTTCTTCTGTGCCGTCACGCTTCTTGCGCCACACTATGGGTGCATACTTCTCCATGGCTGCGAGTGTCGGGGTGTAGTTTGGTCCGCCGTAGTAGAAGTGCGCGTCACCGAAGTGATAGCCATCCGACAGTGCGTAGCAGTTGGGGCTGACCTTCACGATGCGTTCGTATTTACGTGTACGGTCACCGATAGGTCGAATGTCCTTGCCTGCGTTGGTGCTACCCCGCAGTGGTGTGGTGTTGTTGTAGTGATGCTCCACCTCTGCGAAGCTCTCGAATGTTGAATATGTTAGTGCCATGTTCTTCTCTCCTAGTTTGTTAGTGCGTCACTAACGATTACATATCCCGTCCTTTGACGTGCACGGTTGTGCCGCAGTCTGGTGATGCGTTCTTGTTGTCCATGATTGTCCACAGCACAGGCATGTTCCACTGGCCCCAGCCACCATACAGATAGCCATCTGTCAGCACGATGCAGGCTTGCGCCTTGATCTGTTCCTGTGTGATGTAGTCGGTCACACACTCGACACACGTGCCACCGCCACCTGCTGGCTTAGTCGACTTAGCTAAGTCATCACACTCGGCGCCAACATACCGCTCGTCTGCGCACACTTTGGTGTCCCAGTATAACAGGCGGATAGCGTCGGGGTGAACGGTGTCGCATATCTCCTTGATCTCGGACAGGAACACAGACAGCTCACGTTGCCCAATAGAGCCTGACGTATCAACAGCCACGATCAACTCACCCACGCTCTCGCTGACACCGCTCGGCATATACATACCACTCGATAAGTATCTTCGGTTAGGTCTGCGGTAGGTAGAGTAGTCACTACCTGCACAGGTAGTCTGCACAAACTCACGCAGCACCTCACGCCAATCTACCTGTGGGGTAAGTAATTCGGCGAGGTCACGGTCACCACCTGATCCAGTCTTACCCGCAACCAACGCACCCTGACGTATGGCCTCGTCGATGTCACGGGCAAGGTCACGCTGCTCGTCCGCAGTCATGCTCTCGGCGTCATCCCAGCCATGCTCGTCGAAACCTTGTCCTTGTCCGTTACCCTGTGAGTCACCACCCTGCTGCTTGAGGTCGTTGAACACCTGCGCACTGTCCCAGCCACGATACTTCTCGTCGAAGCAACCACACTTGAGCTTGCCGTCCATGGTGGCAAAACCATCGGAGTTGTCGTCGGCGATCTTCACGTTGATTACATAGTCACACGCCATGTTCGCGAGTTGTGCGTCCTGCTTGTACAGATGCTGCCACGTTGTGAGGTGGCGATAGAGTTTGTGATACACCTCGTGCAAGATTAGAAAGCGTAGCTGCTTGTCGTTGAGATCAGCGATGAAGTCCGCACCATACACCTCGTTCTTACCGTTCGTGTATGCAGTGGGGCATTTGGCAGGGTCTGTCTCGACCCTGCGCTCACCAATCATAAGGACACCTGCGAGTGCTGTGTATTTCGGGTTCGCCATGATGTCGACGACAGCCTTCGACACGCGCTGCTCTGGTGTAAGTTGTTTACCTAGATTTAGCATTGTTGTCCTCCTATACCGAACAGGCGTTTCCACCATGGGGATTTGATGTGTTTCTTAGTGATACCTAGACCGAACGCTCGTTGTTGTATCGCAGGCTCACTACGCTTCAGCGCCTTGGCAATCTGCATGTATGATTTACCAACGCCCCGCATCTCTATTAATTTGCGATCTTGTTCAGGTGTCCATTTCTTACCCATTTCTCTTCTCCTCATCGGCTGTCACCACGACAGCGTTTAGTGCACCGGTCTTAGCGATGAACTCTTTCTTTGCTTCGGTCATAGCCTCAGCGATGTTGACGGCTTGCAAGCGTTCGATACGCGACACAACACCCTCAATGGTTACATAAAACGTCCGCATCACTGCTTGTCCGCTGCGAACATATAGTTGTTAGCCATGGCCCACGCTGTGAACTTCTTGTTGGTCATGACCATTGACTGCTTACTGTACTTCGGCGCTCGTACACCGTTGGCGAACATACCCTGCGCTTCTTTGTCGAGGCGTGGCATGTAGTCCATCCATGCGTTGAGCCAGTCTTTCTCCAAACTTGCCAGCGTCCGATACACCACCATGCACACAGCTGCGGCAGAGT